ATTGCAGGTGGCGACGGTGCGTCGATGCCCCAGCGCCTCAAAGTCTATGATCCGGAAGACATTGCCAAGCCGACACAAAAGGCGCAACTCTCTGCGGGTTTGGCATGGACGGGACCAGGTGGCAATGGCGCGTGGAGTGACGCGATGGATACCACCTTTGCCCATAACATGCGGACCAACCCGAACAAGGAGGTCATTGCTCAGGGACGCCAACCCCTCGCAGGGGCGGGTTCGGTGGCGACCTTTAAGGGTGATCCAGGACGCCAGACCTCCAAGAAGTTGGATGTGGACATTCGTAATGATCGTGCGCTGGCCGTGAATCGCTCCGTGGATTTGACGCCGGGCGCGGGCGATATCGGACGCGTCGAATACCGTGTCCCACTCAAACTGGACGTTAGTCGTGAGCGAAATACATACAGTGCGGTGACGGCGGTGGACAATAATCCGTTCATGCAAAGCCTACAAAAGAATGCAGAACGTGACGAGGAGGCAATCCAGGAATACCGTCGCTTTTTGGCCACACAGAGCGCATGATCCCCTCTCGCCACCTCTCTCCACCCTCGCCACCATCACCCCTCTTTCTCACGACATTCATAGAGAACAGACCAGGCGTGTCGTTTGATTTGTATGGCCTCTCGTAAGAAGTCTTCCAAAGCATCCGATAAATATTACTACATACCGGATGATGTGGATTGGAGAGCATTTGGTGAGGTAGTCTTTGATGTTGTACATGATGGAGTACGGCGCATTGGGAAAACGATCACACACGATGAATTTCTTAGACTACCGGACCAGATTGGTGGACGTGCGGGGATTCTTCCCTGGTTTCCCGCATATGTCAGGAATGCGTCAGGAGAACGCCAACACCATTACATGGTGCGTCTGGGTGTAACCAATCACATGTATCTTTCTGATTTTGGAGGAGGGTTTGGACCCGAAGATTCCCCTTATGTTGGGCTTGTCGAAGAAATAAAGGGAGAAATCCCTCAATGGAAACGCCTTGTGATTCAGAAGTTGAACGACGAGTGTCTTTATCTTATGATGGAGCAAGAACAAGTAGGGCCACGGTCGCTAGGAGCCCATGGTAAAAAGCGGAAACCACCCATCCCGTTACAGGTACTTATTCTTGTCCCCCTTTCACCCACCGAAATGGAACCTTTTCCGTTTCAAGCCACGTCCGAAATCCGTGCGATCATGGACCGTACCGTGGAGCAATTTCATGATATCGTAGAACATCGCCCCTCTATTGCGAGCGATGGAATTCGCATGTACGCATTGTTCTATAAAATGGCCCCCGATTTGATGGAGGTATACTATCATAGTGAGGAGGAGCCCGAAAGCGAGTACCTGAATGCGATGCTCACGGACGACAATGTCCATGTCCTTCTCGGTGATGATGAAACGACCCTCCCTTTCCAGGCGCTTGTTCGGGAAGATACACAGTTTTCTTCGAATGAGGAGGATGCGTGGAAAGAGCGGAAAAAATACGGTAGGCGTATGATGGCATGGAGACCATCCAAAAAGCAGGTGGTTGCCTCTGTGGCATCCAACGCCCGCGTTGATGTACTGCGTGTGGCGTCTCCTTCGCCCTCTTCCTCCTCCCGCTCTTCGTCCAGCCCTTTCCCCGCCTCGTTTTCTTCGACACGAAAAAAGAATCGCCCTCCGTTCACCAAAAAGAAATAAGCCCTGAAATACTTTCTTTGAAACTCAGTAGAAGATCTTCATGGGAAATCAACCTTCTGCGAATACGCCTCCTGTATCGGGTGGCCAGGGCAACAATGTACCTGCTGCTGCGCCTGCTGCTGCTGCTGCGCCAGGCAATCAAGCCTCGTTGAATACTCCTTTGAACGCATCCAAGGCGAACAACGCAGCCAAGGCACCCAAGGCAAACAACGCACCCAAGGCAAACAACGCACCCAAGGCAAACAATGCGAATAAGCCACCAGGGAATGCCTCATCACCAACCACAGGAGGCAAGCGCCATCGCCGTCGTACACACAAGCGAAAGAGCCGTAAACACCACGGCCACAAGAAGCACTGAATTGCCTCACCCTCTTGCCACCATCTAAACCATAGGAGCTCCCCTTCCCTAGAATGGAACTCTCTCCCCTGATTCTCACAGGTCCGCCTGGATGCGGTAAAAGTCATTGGATCCAGACGTATGCAAAACGTATTCATAAACAACTCTTTGTATGTGCGTGTCGAAAAGATCGGACACTGCGAGAAGGGCGCCAGAAACTCCACGTCTGGGCGAGGCGTACTGAACCTGCCATCCTCTGGTTGGAGGGTGCGGATGATTTAACTCCGGAGGCACAGGCCTTTTTACGACGTATCTTAGAAACACACGCAAAAGAGGTCCAATTTATCCTTGAATGTCGGGATGCGGGGCGACTTCAAGAGCCGATTCGGTCACGTTGTACCCTTCAACGCATGTTCCCCCCGACATGGGCAGACATGGTAGAATACGCAACGACAGAGTACGCAACGACGGATCAGCGCTTGGAAGAGATTCGTGAATATCTTTCTCCGGATGAATATTCCTATCGACGAATTCAGCAATGTATACGATGGATTCATGATATGCCTGAAGAATGGGAACGCATGAAAGAACACGCACGACAGGAGAAAAGAGTGTGTGAGGCGCTTGCGGCGTCGGCGTCCCCTTCCTCCTCCCCTCCTTCCTCCCCTCCTTCTCTTTCGGATTGGTATCGCTCCGGATATCATCCTGAACGCCTCCTCGCCCCTCTCCTTCACGATGATGTGATATGGAAAGCCTACGGGGATTGTGTCGAAGCAGGGGGGTCGCGTTGGGCCCTTTTGGCCTATGCGTTAGAAGAGCGTGCGAGAAGACCAGCCAAACAAGAAGAGTCATGAATCGTGGAGCAGATTCAATCTTGTCGGTATATTCCGACGCACGCGCAGAATACACGAAGCAACTGTGTATCTTTCTCGTTCCCGCCTATTTTCAGTTCTTCCTGGATCTACTTGAACGAGCCAAACAGGATATGGCCGCAGAACCCAAACGTGTCTTGTGGCAATTCCAAACCTATTTGAATGACATTCATGACTGGAATATGGAGAAAGTGTCACAAGAGATTCATCGTATTCATACCAATTCTGGATGCGACTATCTGGAAGACTTGTTGACGGCGGTGTTTATTGCCCATACCAAGGTTCTTACTGCGATCCGACTGGGGCAACATCAGAAGAAAGTGGAGATTAATATTCCCAAGGTGGATCATTTTCTCTTCAAGGTCTTGTGTGAAACGGCAAAATTATTATGGGGTTCATCCTATTTGTTTCGGGACGGCATCTCCTCCATTGAAAAGCAACAGAACTATCGTGCGATTGAGGGAATGTTGAATGAGGGCATCTTACAGGCAATTCGCACACTGGTGCCCGTGAAATCCATTTTAAAGGATTTTGTCCACTCGGATGGCGGTGCGAGTGGTACGAAAGGAGGTGCCAAGGAGGAAGAAGAGGATAGTGATGAGGAAGACAATGGCGTGAGTGTGGCGGCTGCTCCTACTCCTACTGTTCCTGCTCCTTCCCTTGCTGCTCCTTCCCTTGCTGCTCCTGCTGCTGCTGCTGCTGCTGCTGCTCCTGCTACTCTCCTGTCTCTCTCTCCGTCTCCAACCGATCCCCTTCCTTCTCTTCCCGCCCTAGCCTCGTTTGATGTGCCTTTGCCTCTCGATGAACTTCCATCTCTCCCTTCCCTTCCTTCCCTACCTCCTCCAGCCCTTCCGGCCGATGTTCCACCGCCCACGATCCTCCTCGATAAAAAACAAAGTGTCCGTTTTGGACAATTTGATTCGGTCTTCCATCTCGACCATCCAGCCGATTCCGACATGGTATATGACCCTAAGGAGGGGGATGAGGAGGTGGAGGACGAGGAGAATGGGGACGGAACACCGTTGGAGATTCTGGACAAGGAGGGGACGCCTCTGGGTGACGAGGACGTGGATACACTGGAGTTGGAAGGTCCGGCCAGCGGAATGGGGGAAGAAGATTATGAGGTGTTGGTCTAGAGCCCGGTGTGGCTAAACCGTGTGCGTTTTTTCCACATGAATGGAATAATGATGCCGTCGTGGTTTCCGTGGATTGTAGTGGGTGGGTTACTCTTTACGATACTTGGATTTATCGGGAGCAAGTACAAGGACAAAGTGTACCAACCGATTCAAAGTCTACAGGATTTTATCAGTGGAAGTATCCTGGTAGCGTTTACGGGTATTCTGATGCCTGACTTATTCCCTCCGATGGAGTTGCCCTCTCTGGCGGGTTGGAGTGGAGGAGGATCAAGTGGGGAAGGGAGCGCATTGGGGGGAGATGTCGATCTTCAAGTGGGTCCCCCGAAACTTATCCGGTCGTATTGAGCCTCGGCCCTTCCTCCTTCCTCCCTTCCCTAAAATTATTCCATCTTCATAGAACGATGTCTCCCACCATCTACGATAGTTCCTTACTCACACAGCGCCGTAAAATGAAAGTTGAAGCCGGAGCCTTCCAGCGCCGAATTCAAGGTTCACCGAGCCAGACCGGATACGCACCCCGTCTTGGAATCTATGATCAGTCCATTATTAATACCGTGCGAACGGGTAATATGCCTTTCTATAAAAAGAAGGATACCGGTTGCGTGGAAGTCAGTAATGGATGCCCCTGCGAGCCACTGGCGAGCGTGCCCTGCTGTCAGGCGGATTAAGGCTGTTGCGCTCACCCGTCCAGCCGAAGGCCACCGTGCTCACCCGTCCAGCCGAAGGCCACCGTGCTCACCCGTCCAGCCCATACACCGTCTCTCCCGCCGGTACCGGCTGCTTCCATAGAAAGCCCTGAAATACCCCTTGATGAAGTTGTTCCTTTGGAACTGCTCCATGAACGTGGTGGGCGATATGAATGTAGAGATCAAACCCTTCGTGGCGTTCCTCTCCATGGCGATTTTCATACACGGTGCGTCCCGCATCATCCACTGTCCACCGCCAGAGCAAATTGTACAAGGCGGACCGGGTCTCATAGACTTTCCAAGACCCCTCTTCGCTAAGTAGGCCTACGTGCTTTCCCCTCTTTTTCGGTGGAGGCTCGTCAAACAAGCCTGATAATAAACTCACGGCCAAACGACACAAATCAAACGACGGATTGGGCTCCACACGGTCTTGCTTTTTATCATAAAAGGGGCCGAAATTGTACTGACCTGCGGCGTCCTCGTTTGGCCAATGGTCATCCGAAATCCAGCGATGCTTTCCGATGCGAAAGATGGAGCGACCAAAATCAATGAGACTAAAGATTTTACCGTAGGTGGGGACTCTCCACACACCCTTCTTGCCCTTCAGGCGATAGTACAAATAGGGCTTGTCGGTAGTGCGCCATACAATATTGTTGGTATGGAGGTCATTATGTGTAAAGGATACCGCCTCTTGTAAAAAGGTAAGCGTGGCCACGACTTGAAAGAGCCATGCGATCCAGCGCTTCTCCCATCCGGTGGAACCGTGGGGCTCCCCGTCCGTCTCTTCCTCGTCCAGAAGTTGGTCCATTGATCCCTCTTGGTGCTCTTGGAGAATCATAAGTACGGGAAGGCGCGGAATCTCCAAACAAATCTCCGTATCGTCCATCCAGGGTGCCGTCTCCTCCTCTTCTTCATCGGATGATCCATCCGTATCGGACAGAGAGGTAGTGGGTGGATCAGGATAGGGGCTTTCTACGACCTCTTTGACATCCTCTAGTGTATCCACTTCACAAAGGGTATCGGGAGAAAGAGACGAGGAGGCTGCGCCCCATTCAGGGAGAGGGTCGAGTTCTTCCGCATCCACATCCACATCCACATCGGATACAGAAGAACGGGAAGAACGGGAAGAACGGGAAGAACGGGAAGAACGGGAAGAACGGGAAGAACGGGAAGAAGACGAAAGCACATCTTCTCCATCTACCAAATCCTCCTCATGGGGACACTCTACCATCTCTTTCCTCCATTCTCGATATGCCGTATCGTCCTTTGGAACCTCCTCTTCCACACGATGGACAAGGGTCAGGCGCGACTGATGCGCCTTCATACCCTCCCAGAACCAACGACAATTACGATAACTCTCGTACTCTCCCGTCAAGTTATAACGATAGGAGCGACTAATGCCCGTATATGCCCCGTAATAGAGAACCAAGTGAGGAAGGAGATTGCGTTCACGATAGCGACTCAGAACAAAATTGGCCACCGCATCCACATACGCCTGGTTATTGCGATGATGAAGTTTGGCGACGGTCTTTGTCCAGGCAGAGGAGGAGGAAGAGGGTAACAGCGGATGAGTGGGTTGAGGATGTTCGTGTCGGAGATGGTTCACCGGGTGAAGTAAATGAACAACCTTCATGAAGACACGACAGGGTGTGTCCGGCTCCTTCCCTTCTGTATCGTGGCGAATGGCGGTCCATTCTCGTGTCGTAGAGGAGCAAGGCTCAGAAGAGGTCATACCTGTTACATGATAGTGAGAGGGCAGTTCCCAGGAGGAAGGAGAGGAGGAAGGAGAGGGGCTACGAAAGGCTTCGATGGCCGGAAAGTGACGCTGAAGATGTTCATAATGGGACAGCGCCGTACGCTCCTCCTCGGTCACTTCACGAGCCCGACACGCATCACGCAAAAAAGACTTCCATACGGTCTTCATCTCTTCCGAGATAAGACTTCCCGATGTGTCTCCCCAGCGCACCCAAATCTTCAGACGGATAGTAGAACCTTTTTCTGATTCGCTGTACCTACTACCATGACAACACAAGGCGGCTTGAATGTAAATCTCCGGAAGTTCTCCATGAAGGGTGTACCGCAGGATGCGGTAGTTGTCTTTATCGGACGCCGTCGTACGGGTAAATCCACCCTGGTACGTGATCTCCTGTTTCACCATCAAAACATCCCCATGGGGTGCGTCATTTCGGGAACGGAGGAGTCAAACGGCTTCTTTAAAAAGATCGTCCCCCCCATGTTCATTCATGGAGAGTACAACCCCGTCATCCTCGCCAACTTCGTCAAGCGCCAGAAACTCGTGGCACAACGCCTGGAACAGGATCGTGAAAAGGGCATCCAGAGTAATTTGGACCCACGCGCCTTCATCATTTTGGACGATTGTATGTATGACGATTCATGGACACATGATAAAAATATCCGTTATCTGTTCATGAATGGTCGCCATCTCAAGGTCTTCTTCATTATCACTATGCAGTTCCCCCTGGGCATCCAACCAGCGCTCCGTACCAATGTGGACTATACCTTTATTTTGCGTGAGCCCTACATGAACAATCGCCGCCGCTTGTTTGAGAATTATGGTGCGGCCTTCCCGTCCTTTGAGTTCTTCTGTCAAATGATGGATCAGTGTACTCAGAATTACGAATGCCTCGTGATTAATAATACGACACAGAGTAATAAAATGGAGGATATGATCTTCTGGTACAAGGCGGAGATTCATGGCGACTTCAAACTGGGCGCGCCTGAACTATGGCGACAATCGGAGATGATGGCACGTATCAAGGAGGAAGAGGACATTAATCAGTATGATCCTCGTGATATGGCACGCCGACGGGGACCAACCATTAATGTGCGGAAGCGGTTCTAATGCCGACTCTCTCCCTTTCATTCTCCCCCTCCTCAACAGATTGACTCCCTTTCTCTATCCTCATGAAACTCCGACGGTCCACTGCGGGCATTGTTTTTCTTGTCCTCCTTGCCTCCATGGTCGGATACATTGTCCAAACCACGGAGGGATTTACCGCTTCCTTGCCTGATGGTCGTGGCCCTCAACGTTGCGGTGTTGGACTCCCACCCTGTCTCCCCCAGCGAGGTTGGGAAGGCGTACGGTGTATGAACGGCTGGTGCCGCTCCGACATCGCCGAAGGAAAGTAAAAATCCTCCTCCGATGCTAGAAGTACCCCTCCCCCCTCTCCTCATCATGCGTTCCAAAGCGATGGGCCTCGGTGCCATGTTTGTGTTTCTTGTCGCAGCGGTGATGCTCCTTCCTGCGCTGGTGCGCTGGCTATCCGCCATCGAACCCCACTATGTCATTTCAGGGTTTCAGGATCTGAATGCGGCGGCCAAGGTGGAAGACACACAGAACCAGGTAGTATCCGCCCCCCAACTCGGCCAAACCGCCCAACTCCCTGTATGGCGGCCAGATCCCAATACCGACTATGTATGTCGCTCTCCTGGTGGCGGGGATGAGCCCTGCCCCGAGGGAACCTTTTGTGACGGATCTTCCCAATCCTGTGTTGCTCTTTACGCAGGAGGTAATGTCCCTTCTGAGGGGTATTACGCATAAACCCATGGTTTACTCCGCAATGGATGGGCGACGTTTCTCTCTCTTTCCTGGACGCAATCTCCTTTCCAATTCATCCATCAATGCCTTCAGACGTTGTAAGTACGCATACATGGTATAACCAATGATCATCCCTCCTGCTGCTTCCTGAAGCAAGGAATACTTGAATCCGTACACGCCATCCAAAAAGAAGGGCATACGCTTGATCAGAATACGAACCACATAGAATACCACGCCAATGGAGCCAAAGATCACACCCAGAAGACCGACGAGGCGAGGCGTAGAAAGGGTATGAAGATCCTTTTCCGGTATGGCGTCATTTAATAGAACAGAAAGGATCGAGCCCACCAGAAAGTAGAGGAATGACATAATAAAAATAGCGCTCACTTTTACCGTATAGAAACCTACGGTGCTGGACAACATCGTGTGTCGTGTACTTCTACTTAGTCGTGCGGCTTAAAATACGGGGTAGACCATGGGTTGACATCGACCAAACCAATAGATAAGTTCCGTAAATGTACTCATACGATTCCCGATCACATACTGACAACGAGCAAGAGTAAATGCTTTTGTTAGTGCATACTGTATCGGATGGAGATGCCGTAGTGGCGATAAGATCACGATGGAGCGGGAGGGGTAGGTAGTTGTAAGATGGGTGATATACTCCTCACGATGGGTGTCCCGGTCAAAGGAGAGGACAAAGGTCTGAATCTCCGGATGCTCCTCCACCACCTGCGCAATCCTCTCCTTGTATACCTCGGGCGCATAGGGTCGGCACACATTCTGCTCATGTATCCCCGTCCAGGTTCGTATGGACACGCCAAGGGATATGCGTGAGGCAAACGCCTTACACCAGGTCTCTACGGTCTCTCCCACGATGGGCTTCCATTGAATCTTGTCCATTGCCGCAAGAATACGGGCACGAACATGGGGATGAACACGCGCGGGGTCGTACCACCAATCAATCCGCTTCGTCTTCGAAAAATACCAATGGAAGAGGGTCGGGTGAATGGGATGAATGCCTGACTCCTCGTTGGGCAGATCCTCCTGAATCTCATCCTCGTAATACAATAAGTTGAAACGGCATGTGTATACAGGGACAATCTCTTTTGAGGTGGGGCAGGCCTCGTTGTAAAGAAAGCGATCTGCCAAAATGGCGTCATAACAGCCATATACATATTCCGGGGCACAACGGATCTTCACATCATCATTAATACTCAGCGCCGTAATCAGGCATTTAAGGACATTTCCAATGCCGAGACGGTCGTTCTCGTATCCTGTAATGAGGAACTGGTAGTTCTCCATGATAGAATCTACGAAACAAAATGGGTCATGCGGAGCGAGTCAGGGGGCATGTACAGCAACCCTCTTACTCCTTCGAGTCACCACCGTCCTTATCCTCCTCTACCTTCTCAATGGTGAGGGAGGGCTTCTCCATCTTTCGCTGTAGGGCCAAATCGCCTTGTCCGCTAAATAGGCCGCCATAGGTATCCGACGCAGACGCAGCGGCGGCGGCCGTGTTTGCGCCAAACACCTGTTTTGAACCCTTGGTGCGTTGCTCAAAGAATTGCTCACGTGAATCCTCGTTCTCTCGGTACTTCTTCATCAGTGTATTCAACTTGTCATTGTTGTACTCCTGTTCCTTCACCTCATGTGGCGAGGGATCCCATGGAGTCCACTTGCCCACTTCGGCCATAAAGATATTGTGGTACTTGTCCTTGTTCTGGAGTTTCTTGGCCTTGATCTCCGCCTCCTTGACATTGCCAAAGACGCCACGAATCTTCACACCCCGAATGGTCGTACGGAAGTCATTTGCCGCATGAAAGTCCTCCTCCAACTTGTCCTTCTGCGCATACAAGAAATCGTCATACGCCTCTGCCAGCGTTGTCTTCTGAATCTCCGAGCGATTCTTCTGTACAAACGCATGATAATCGGACATCACATCCTCCAGCGAGAGGCGGTTTTTGCGCAGAATCTCCGCCGCATCCTGTTGATCCGCCTTCTCGAGTTCCTTCACGCGCTCATCCAACTGTGAATTCACATCGGCCAGGGTCTTCACCAAATACTTCTCGAGATTCTTCGTCTTCCACTCCACCTCATAGGAATGGAGGAACTTTTGAAAGAAAAAGAGTTCCTTCTTCTCGAGAACTTTCTCCGGGCTCAGGAAACTCAGGAGGACAAAACGCTGGCCAGGGATCTCTGTGTCCTCGTCCAGAAAATCCTCCACTACGGTATTCGGTTTTGGGTCACTGCTCATGGTCGGCGGAGGGCGGGGATATGGGAGGGGGTCTGGAAGGGCTGAAGGCATACGGCTTTAAACTCGTAGGGGATGCGCAAAAGAGCACGACGGACGTGTGAGTTTTTTTCTTGGGAAGGAATATAGAACAAATGATGAGCTACGGTTTTGCCGAAATTGTGAATCGTGTGATCAAGTATCTGATTGAGGGTCTGGTGGTCGCCGCCGCTGCTATCTTTATCCCGAAGCGCGCCTTGCCGCTGGATGAGGTCGCCACCCTCGGCGTCCTCGCCGCCGTCGTCTTTGCCATTCTGGATGCTGTCTCGCCGTCAATGGGCGTTACAACAAGACAGGGCGCCGGAATCGGGCTTGGCATGAATTTGGTGGGCTTTCCCCGTGTAATGTAATAAGACGATACAATTGAATAACCCCTATCCATAAATTGTATCACAAAAAACCCGCCAAATACCCCCTCGTTCTCCGTTTCATTATTTTCAGCGATTTTTGAAAGTTCCCCTCAGGACCTTCCATCTCTCGGATCACGGCTTCACCACCTCATACGGCACTTCGCCCAGACCTTGAATATGCCCCCCATACACCTCCCGGCGACTCACAAATACACAACGGGGCGTCTCCTTCTTCTCCTTCAACGCCTCCACCTGCTCCTTCAACACCCCCTCCCACTGATACGTATCCTTCCACACTTCGGGCTGAAAGAGATGAATGACAGAGTATCCGGCTTCTACTGCTTTCACTGTCTTCTCCACGTCCTTCTCCCGAATCTCCTCGGGACTTCCCCAGTTCGACACCTGCTCAAAGTGCTGAATTCCATCCAGTTCAATAAGAATCTTCTCCTCCTCCAAACCGAAATCAAAGGGCATGATATTATTCGTTTTGGAGAACTTCGCCCACTTGTAACGGAGTTGTGTTTTACAATGGGGATATTCCTTACGAAGATACGTGAGCACTTTCTTTTCTGACTTGTTTTTACACGCGGCACACCAAAATCCGCTTAGCGTGTTATATAGAAACATATCAAACTCTGTGTCACACTTATCACACACAAAGATGGCCCTCTTCTCCGCACCCTTAAACGTCATCCGCGGATCCAGCGTATTCTTCGGGCTCCAGCACGCCATGCGGGGATGCGAGGCGAACGACTTGTTGAAGCAGGTCATACACGTTTCCGATGAGCAGAGTCTCTGGTTCGCACAATAGGCACATGCCTTATCATTTCGATAGTAGTGATTTGGAGGTACATCATAGGAATGATTGCACTTCTTACAATCAAACCGATACTTCCGATTGGACTGTAAGAAGACCTGACGCGCTGTCTTCTCATTCTCCGTCGACCACTCCTCTCGCATCCCGTCATGCGAGGCGCAGGACTTCTCGTGGCACCCCTTACAGTCCTCTTCGTCGCACAACTTCTGATTCGTACAGTACGGACAGTGCTTCCCCTCCTTCATCGAATACGGCACCACATCGTATTCGTGCTCACAATCCGCACAGCGGAACCAGAACTTATTGTCGTTTCCACGAGATACTTCCCTGGCCGTCAGCGCATTCCGATCCGACCACATCGCACCCATTGGATGAGAAGCCATGGAGCGTTGGAAGCAGAAGTCACATCCCTCGGAAGAGCAGAGTTTTCCTCGGTTACAATACGCACACCATCCGCCACTTCCAATGCGGTTTAATGGTAATTCCATTTCATGCCCACACCCCTTACAGTCAAACCAATACTTCTTATTGCTGTTCCGAAACACCGCCGCAGGCCCCATCGGATTCTTCCGGCTCCACTCCGACGCACGTTCATGTCCCGCAAAGGACCGAGGGAGACAGACTTCGCAGGTCATGGAGCCACAGAGCGATTTCGAAGCAGGAGAGCACACCATGTCAGGACAGTACGTTGTTGTTTGACTGTTCAAGAGGCAAACCACATCGTCAATTTTAAAAGTGCGGGTCTAGGCTCCGGTGTCAAACTGGTTCCTCGCCCCTTACCATCCCTCCCGATACCCCATTATGGCCAACCCCATCGCCGCCACCACAATGATGAATAACCCCACCACCACGATCGGTACGACACAGTCGCTCCAGCGGCCACTCCTCCTCGGGCACGAACAACGCTTGACGTAATACCCACAGCGCCTACAGACCAGTAAGGTAAACGTAGGAGCATGCTTTACCATCAGCGCAAGCATCCGAGCATTGACATGACACCACTCAGCCTTTTCCTCCTCTCCTAAGAATTCAATCACATGTCCCAAGACATCATCACAGAGGCGGTTATAAAAAGGGCTAAGCGGAGCGGTGAACGCCGAGGCGGACGGAGGCTCGATAGAGTCATCCAGGCGTTGATACATGGTTACCTAAATGGCGGATAAGAGACTTATATTCCAACCATACACGAGTCATCCCTGCCCTGTCATGAAACGAACCATTGCGTCCTCTTTTTTATTTCTTTATCCACTCGGAATCGCTCATAACAACCAGGATACACCCATTGTATATGCCTCTGCAATCGCTTTGGCGATTTCTGTTATTAACCATTCGCATGTGTATCATCCCGATACAGCCCGTAGAGCCGTATTTGGAGCATTAGACGCATGTTACATGTCAGGGCTTCCTCTGTATCTTGTGGCTCGCTGTATCGCACAAACACCCACTCCCACTTGTTATCTTCACGTATCCCTTTATTTCATTGTCCTCTTCGTATGGTACATGGGTTTTCTAAAGGGAAGACAGTATACGATTCGTGCCATAGAGGGATATTCTGCGATTCAGAAATGGGGACATGTCGGATTTCATTTCCTTGGTATTCTGGGAGGAGGGAAACTCTACCAACAGTACGGATTGCCCTTTCCCCCCCCCCTCCTCCCTCTCGCTAAGCCGCTTCTTTGCGCTCCATCAAAAAGAAAATCTGAAGCCCCTCCTTAAACAAACGGACATCACTCAGGAGTTTCCGAGCGATCCCTTTTGTATCATAACGACGATAAGAGGAAAAGAGCCAGAGACTTTGATTGTGCTTTTTCCAACGAAGATATTGCTGATAATCCGAACAGAGGGTACGATAAATGTTAAAGAGTTCCTGCTTGTAGGCCCGATGCGTCTCCTCGGGTACCATCGGGGAGGGCAAGAAGGTCGGATCAAATACCAGTTCCATCCATTTCAATAGCCGGTCCATCTGAAGAAGATCCAGTTCCCGTTCTTCGTCGGGCTCAGCAGGGGTTGATGCGGGCTTGGAAGGGGCGGGATAGACCGTGAGGTACGAGGTACATACCCGCTGGAAATGGGAGGTCATCATCACATTTAACTGCTTCATCAGAAATCCATAGAGGAGTTCGGAGGAGAGCGGAAAGGGGAGTGGGGGAAGAAGCGAAGCCATTTGTTGGGTAGGAGAAAAGATTTGAGGAGGAGGGAGGAGGGGCACACAGGTTACAATGTGGTACGCACATACTGCCACCCCATATCCTTACAGATGAGTTCCCATGTTTTGTCCTGGAGGTACAGCTTGTCCCTGTTCTTCAGCAGGGGGAAACACGCCAGGTACTCATCCATCTCCAAGAGTTCACAGAACTTGTACAATACGTACCCATACGATAAAAAGTTCCTGCGCCCCTTTGGACAATGCTTCTTAAAAGAGGGCTGAATCTCTCGAAACATGTGACGGAGTTTTTCCTCATCTTCTCGGGACATGAAGGGGGCGTTTTGCCCATTGAGGCGATTGATAATATGGGGAATGTGCTCGTAATACTTCGAGCATTTCATCTTACGCAGGATCTCTCTTAACTTTGTGGGTTTGAGAGAGCCCATGTTCGTAATGCGCTCCTTCTTGAGTTGAATGAGGATCTCATCATAAATCTCCTGAGGAATCTCCGTACTCTCCTTGGCCTGGAATTGCGCAAGCCATTCGTTGAAATGATTGATCTTCTTATAGGCATAATACGAGACTTCACGAGGCGGATCCTTATACGAAGGCTTGTCGGAATCCACGAGAATGAACTCCTGAAAACCACATTTGGAGCAAGTGAGATTTGCCTCATTGAGACACATAATCATCTCACTGTTACACTTGTTACAGATAGTCCACGGATCATCGTAGAGGTCGTTAGAGGAACGTACCATGGAGGGATCTTCGAGTTGTAGGTATTCATTGAGCAGTTGATTGCGATGAAGCCCAGGGGTCTCTTCCTTTGATTTAGGGG